GTTCAACCACTACAACTTGCCCACTTTCTGTAATTGCGAAAGTATCTTTGAACATTTCTTTTTTTGCGCTATCCCACGCTCTAAACTTTGTCAATCTTCCACCTCCTCAACTTCCACGCCCTCACAATCGAACACCCAGCCAAAGCCAGCTTTTTCTAACTCTTTTCGGGTAGCTTTACAATTTTCAGCTGTTATATTTTGGTTGAAATAAAAATTTCCCCCTAATGGTGTTTTAACTAAAGGTTGCCCATTCTTCAAACTAACTATATACCGCTTTTCTTTCTCGACCTCGTAGCCGAATTGGTGCATGTTGACGAGGGTTTGAAATGGTTTATTGTTAGCATGATTCATCCATTCATAAAATTCAGACTTTTGTTGTTTGCCCCAGTGCAAAATGTATTCCCAAATATCATATTCTAAATCATCTTTATGCTTTTCATACCAATCCGCCACAAACTGCGGTACTTTGACTTTTTTGGGTTCGTCTAGTTGTTTTAAATCACTCAAAACTCCAGACGTATCAACCCTTCTGAAACAATCATGGTTCAAATACTCGTATTTCTCAATCAATTCTTTTTTATTCATTTTTCAATCCCTCCAACTGTTTCTCCAATCTCTTCAGTTTTTTCTTCAAAAATTCACGGTGCGCAGTTCTTCCTTGCGCAAATCGTCCGTTGCAATCTTTCGAGTATTTCTCGATTTCATTCCTGATTTTCTCAATCGAGTGTTCCAAAGCTTCAATTATTGTTTGTTTGCTATATTCCATAGTTTAACCTGCTTGTTTTTCTAGCCAGTTAAAGAGCAGGCTGAATTGCTCCGTCACCAGCTCGTCATCATTGTATTGTTTGCAAATTTCTCCGATTGACGCCACAGCCCATTGCCAATAAGCATCTGTTCCGAATCCAACTTCTTGACTCTTCCGGTTGCTGCGAGCCATCCATTCCGGAATTTGTCTGCTAAAAAAATCAATGTAATCAATCTTCATTCCAATTCCTCAATTTTGATATAGATCCCGACTGTATCTGCCCAGAATTTCTCGGCAATCTCGCTAGCTACTTGTGCATCGTCTTTCCAGTATCCAAGTTTCGTCATGCAGTCCTTGAGTAATTTCTGCAAATTATCCGTATCCGGCTTTGTGGTCTTGTACTGGCCATCATAGCTTTTTTTGATACGAGGGAAACACCACTTGACTGTCAAACGAATCGCTCCTTTAATTTTATTCGGAGGGATATGCTGCGCAAGCAAGCTCTCAAATTTCATCCTGGCATTTTTCAAATCAGCCGGCTCATAAAAGATTGGCTTTCCAAATTGGACGTTTACCTTTTTTTGTTGGTGAGTCGTTGTCGGAATTTTTTGCATCGGTAAAAAGAATTCAATAGACATTTTTATAAATGCACTTCCTTTCTTTTTTAATTTCGCTTTTAGTCCATGTCAGGGGACATGGTTACAGGGTTACAAGGGGCGGATGCATAGCCCCCTTGTTCCTGTTCATGTACCCATGGACCTTCAGGGACATTTCCTAAATATTCTTCTTTCGGAGAAAGAGAATATTCTGTCCCTGGTTTTGTCCCTCGGACATTTCGATAAAATATTCGATATGTCCCTCGTTTTTTACATTTTAGGGACATAAGGACAAATCGAATAATGTCCCTGTGTCCCTAAGGACAAATCGAATAATGTCCTTCGATATGTCCTTCGATATGTCCTTCGATATGTCCTTGTCCCTATTCATCTATATTTAAGTTTTTCGGCACAATTTCCTTGTTTATAATTTCAAATTTTCCGTTGTTTTTTATCCACCTACGGACTGTTTTTTCACTCACTGGCTTCTCTTCAGTAGAGAAATAATCTACCAAACTTTCCAGAGTTACTGGTTCGATACCATCATTCAAAATTCCGATTGCAGTCTCAACTTTCTGAGCTTTATCCTCTTTGGTTTCTTTCTTATCGAAGTTTTTTTTCCACGGAGAATTTTTCCCATTCACATCATCCAATTGAATATCGGCCAGTACGCCCGTTTTATCAAGCGCGTGTACCGGATAGCTGAACCACATGTTCACTGGCTTGAATTTGGCAAACTCGCGAAGTGTACCTTCCACACGCCACGCAGTCGCTATCTGAATTTGCTTGCGTACTTCTTCAAGTTTGTCCACGTATGGAGCTCGAGTCATGACATCATCGATACCTTTTTCAAAGTGCGTTCTCATCTGCGCAGGACTCAATAGATCATCTAGTCCGACATTCTGTTGGTAATAAGCGTTATTTCGTTCTTGTAAAGCCTGTTTGTAAACCTCGCATGTCGCTTGGTTCGAACGCTGCGTCAATAATTCTTCTGACACCTCCAACTCTACTAGGTCAATAAGTGCGTCAGGATCTCGAGCGAATACACCCGAACCACTGGCGCGGTCCATGGATTTCTTACCACCTTGAGAACCTTTTGAATGATGGTGACAGTAGATAACACTAGAGCCTAGCTCTGTCGCCACTTTATCAAATTGATTCGTAAAATGTGCCATCTGGTCTGCGCTATTCTCGTCACCAGTCAGAACTTTATAAATCGGGTCGATGATGACTGCGATATAATTCTTTTTCAAAGCTCGACGAATGAGCTTAGGCGCTAACTTGTCCATTGGTACAGTTTTTCCACGGAGATTCCAGATATCGATGTTGTTGATATTTTGCGGAGCTAATCCCATTGCATAGTAGACATCGCGGAAACGATGCAAGGCAGACGGTCTGTCTAGCTCCAAATTGACATAGAGGACACGCCCCTGCGTACAATCCCAGCCTAGCCACTTCTTGCCCTCAGCAATTGCAATCGACATCTCTATCAGCGCGAATGACTTACCAGCTTTTGACGGTCCAGCAATCAGCATTTTATGACCTTGACGAAGAACTCCTTTAATCAATTCAGGCGCCAATTCTGGCAAATTATCCCAGGTATCCGAAAGTGATTCTGGATCAGGCAAATCATCGTTCAAATCTTCGATGTATTGATACCACTCATCCCAATCAGTCTTACCGATGTTCGTGTCTACTAGAAATTGCTTCTGGCCATTGCGAATGAATCCTGGCATGCGTGATAGTCTGCTTGGATTTCGGTTCTGCGTATCGACGATGATTCCGTTCTTTTGACAAATTTTATATAGGTAATCAACACGATTTCGATATTCTTCATAGTTCTTAGCATCTACTTTAACGATAGCGTGTAGCGACTTGTTTCCACTGTGGACCAAAGCAACAATCGGCAATTCAAGTTCTTTGTAAATTGCGTTTTGTTTATCGATTGGCATGCTGTCAGATTCAACCAGGGCATATCTGAAATCTGTCACGTTTTCGTTCTTGGCACCCTTGCCATCCATAGGATTGAATCGAACCCATGCGCCAGCTTCTTCGTGGTAATCGCCCAGGACTGCACCGATATCTCCATTACATTTGCTAAAGGCTTCAATCAATTGCCCAGCAGTACGGTCATACGCCCCCTTAGTTGGAAGCCATTTTTCAATTTCGCCCGTTTCGTCGTTAACTTTTGGATAGCTTTCCGTGACGTACCCAACATTTTCGCTAGCTTCAAAGAGTGTTTCAAGGTATTTGATAATTTCCTGAACCGGATTCCAAATAGTCGGCTCGTGGATTTCCTTTCCTTCAATCCAGTCCTTGTCGATGACGCGATAGTCACGATCGATTGTATCTGTCCAACCTAATTCATGGGCATTCTCGCTGTCATAGCCAGATTGAGATACCCAACCATTTTCTTTTGCCAGTTGGGTAATCGTTGCGCCGGTCACGATAGTTCCTGCTTCCTCGTTGAATGTGTCCCATTTCTTGAAGCATTCAAATTTCTTATACCGGCTATCATTTTGCGACCAGGTGTCCCAATCAGATGCCGTGTAACCTTCGTGTTTAAGGGCCATGCCCACATTTACCCATGTCTGGTAGTCTACCGTGGCAGGATTGATGTAATCCAGCAACGGCAATAAGTTAAAATCATTCTCTGCCACTGTTTTCTCCTTTAAAATAATTTTATTTGTGACTTATAATTTTCAAGTCTCTGTTTTGCTGAGTTAAAAATATCTTCGTCTAATTCGCAACCTACATAGTTAAATCCCATTTCTTCACAAGCTATTAGGTTGCTTGCTGAGCCAACGTGTGTGTCTAGGATTTTATCACCTTCTTTTGCGTAAGTTTGAAGTAACCAAAGATAAAGATTTATCGGTTTTTGTGTTGGATGGATTCTAATTTCATTCAAGGACTTATTCCCTTGTTGTATATGGCCTTCAGAGATTGATTTACCTTGCATCATACCATTCCACATATAGCGAAATAGGCGCGTGCTATCATGTAAGCTGCAGTATGCTATCTCACAATCTGAAAAACTTGATTGACCATTAACCTTGTCCCAAACAATGCGACCAGGGCCAAAAGAGTAGTTGAAGTAGTTCACGCCCCAAATAATTTGATTTTTTGAAACTCTAAATAATTCATCAAAATAATCTTTCCCCGGAACTTCCCATTTAGTTGTTTTGCCGTACAATCTATGGACTCCTATAGGACTGATTTTGTTCCCATAAAATTCTCTTTTTTCCGGACCGGAAAAATATGGAGGATCTACAATAGCTAAGTCAAAGTAACCATCAGGATATCGTTTCATGACATCTATACAGTCTTCGTTAAGAAATAATTTCATACATCACCCCGGAACATATTCAGACGGTCGCACGCCTGTAGGCAATCTCCATCCGTTCGCTGCGATACGATCAATCATGTTTCTAGCGTGGTCAAATTGCCACATACCAACATCTTTGAAACCTCGACCTTCTAAGAATCGAATCTGCTTTGGTGTGGTCAATCCTTCTGATTGTCGTTTGTGCAATCTGTCTAACAAGAGATTGGCTTTTCCTGCATTTCCTACTTCGTCAGTAAAGATGCCATATTTTTCAAGCGCTTTGATTTGTTTGTCGCTAGGAGGTGACATCTCCCATCCGAAGTTTGGCACGTAATTCGACAAGTCTTCAGCGTGGATAGACATTTCAAATTGCAATGGATCTACTAGCTTGCGCTTACGTTTACGCATTTCTTCCAATTGTTTGGCCAAAGCTTCCTCACGTTGAGCGACTACGTCTTCCGCTGCCTTAACTTCCATATCTTCAAGGTCAAGCATGACACCTGTTTGTTCTTCCATATTCTCAACCATTTTCTGAGCGACTTCTGGAGTTTCACAAATCAAGTGAGCCGGCCGGCATAGCTCGTGGCGTTCAGTGTGCCAGAGGAAGTCTAGCAAAAGCAATTCTTCTTTCCCTGGATGTAATCGAGTACCACGCCCTACCATCTGGCTATACAAGGCACGTACCTTAGTAGGTCTTAACACGACCACGCAATCTACTGACGGGCAGTCCCAGCCTTCCGTCAATAACATCGAATTACAAAGCACATTGTAGCGATCTTTCTCAAAGTCTTCTAAAACCTCCGCACGGTCCTTGGACTCTCCATTGACTTCAGCAACACGAAAACCTTTTGCGTTCAGAATGTCGCGAAACTTCTGCGATGTCTTTACTAATGGTAAGAATACAACTGTCTTGCGGTCCGCACATTGCTTGACCATTTCATCCGCTATCTGTTCCAGATATGGGTCCAATGCCGTCCCAACATCGCTCGCCTTGAAATCACCCGCTGACATGCTGACATTTGATAAATCTAAGCTAAGCGGGATTGTCAAAGCCTTGATTTTTGATAGGTACCCTTCTTGAATAGCCTGGACTAGTGAATACTCATAAGCTAAGCTATCGAAGTAAGAGCCAAGATTCTTCATATCTCCACGGTCAGGCGTTGCAGTTACTCCTAGTACATTTGACTGTTCAAAATAACCAAGGACACGCTGGTAGCCATCTGAGATAGCGTGATGGGCTTCATCAACGACAATCGTGTCGAACCAGTCGGGAGGAAATTGACTAAGCCGTTTCTCTCTCTGCATGGTTTGGACTGATCCTACTACAACCCGATACCAAGAACCGATAGAGGTATTCTCAGCTTTCTCTAGTGCTGTGCCAAGTCCGGTCGCAGTCTTTAGCTTATCGCTAGCCTGCTCTAAAAGCTCTGACCTATGAGCAAGGACAAGCACACGCTTGCCCTCTTTCACTTGGTCTTCAATAATTTTGGAGAAGACGATTGTCTTTCCACATCCTGTTGGCAATACTAAGAGCGTGCGCTTGCGACCTTTAGCCCATTCAGCTTGAACAGCTTCCCGTGCTTCCTGTTGATAAGGTCTTAATTGCATCCCTTACCTCCTAAAATTGACCAGCTTGATATCCAGCTTGCCCTTGTGGTTGTCCAAAATTCTGCTGCGGTTGTTGGTAGCTTGCTTGTGTAGTTTGTCCTGGCTGTTGGTTCAACACTTTTGTGTAATCAACATCTTCAGCGTAGATCATACCCTTGACTTCGTTGTACTTGTTACCGTTGTACTCACGAACTCCGACCTTACATACACCAGTTTTCCCTACGATAGCGTTCCAATCCATACGCAATGGTTCACCTTTTCGTTTTTGGCCAATAGCACCAAAGAACGCTGACAACATACCTTCTGTTGAGCTATGTAAGAATAAGTTGTGACGTAATTCTGTTTCACCTTCATTTGCAACGATTTGAATATGAACGGTCGCCTTGTTACATGCTGGCAATTTGCCAGGGTTCTGTGGATTTGGTGTGTGACGTCCACGCTCGTAGCTCTTAACTGTGAAAGTGTATAGCCCTTCAGGCAGCAATGTGAATTCTGCATCTTTTTGGATAGTGTCGTTCCAGTCGTATTCGCGGTCAAAGTTGTTAAATTGTTGTTGTGTCATGTTGTTTTCTCCTTTAAGCTAAAATAGTGATTTTTTTGTTGTTAGCAAGTTCATTTTTTAAATAATTTGCGATGCTTTCGACGGCTTCTAATTTCCATTTACCACCATCTGCTTCAAAAAGTGCCAGGTTCGCCAACTTGTTGATCCGGAAGATGAATTGGCTAGCAGGTTGTTCTACTTCGTTGAAGGTACGATATGGTCGCAAAGTTACTGGATTTGGAGTCTTAGCTTGTGCTAAGCTAGCTACACCATCGCGAACTGTCGCCATTTGACTGATGCCATTGTCCTGTACTTCTGCACCTTTTTCGATTTTCAAATGGCTAGCAAAATCCAAAACCAAATTACGGTCTGCATCATTGATGAACATAGACTGCAGCATAATATTGAATTCTTCCTGATCGCGCCAATTACTGAACGGAATAACTGGAACATTTGCTTTTACAGATACGAGCTGAGGACGTTTACCATTTTCAAAATCAACTTGATCATATACAGATACTTTTTGGTAACTGTCCACAACAAGTACAAGTTTACGATCACTAATGAGATCGTTATCTGATTTGAGGTAGTCAACTAGACTTTTGAGTGTCTGAAGCTCAAGGACAGGTGCGTACTTACGAGGGTTAAGTTCCCGTAAGTCATATTCATCGCTGTCAAAATATTCCTTCCCGGTTTCTGAACGAATGATTTTGTTTTCTTTACCCGCTAGTTCGACTGCGTATGATAATGCATCTTTAATATTTTCTGTCATGGTTAGTTACCTGCTTTCTTTTTGTTGTAATCAATGATATTTGTGTTTTGTTGCTCGACTTTTTCGATAAGTTCGCCAGTGTCAGTTCTCATGTCTCCATTGTCATCAAAGTAAGTCTGACCTGGAATGCCACTTTTGAGCTCATTAGCATGAATTTTACCAGTGTCGTCGCGACCGACAATTACGGTTGTTGCGACACCTTTCTGTGGTGCCAAGGTAGATTTGACTTCCATACCTGTCTTAACGACTGTACGCTCATCGTCTGTTGACATCGTCAGTGTGATCGTGACCTTACGGGTTGCTTTAGCTTCTGTATTAAGGTCCAGAATATTCTCAAGGACTTTTTCAAGTTCTTTGTCAACCTTTTCTTGTAAGGCTGTATTTGCAATTTTTGACAAATTAATTTTAATAGTTTTATCTTTCATAGATACTCCTTATTGTATTTTGCTATAATTTCTAATTCCCAAAACTTACACGGTAAAGGGCAATTCGGGATCTGCTCGAACCTGATTTTGAATAACTTCCATAGTTGCCTGCCAGTGAGAGACAATCATATCCCAATAATCAGGCGGGAAGTTTTCAATCGGAGTTCCTAGCGGGAAGTGTCCACGGATGTATGCGACTTTTTGAAGCTCTTCTTCTGTCACATTATTTTGAGACATGAGGTCAGTCAAGCTCTTTGGTAAGCTTGCATGATATTGTGCGGGCGCCGCTTGTTGTTCGACGGGAGCTTTATTTTTAGGTACTTCACCAACCGTAGACATATCGAGAGGCAATTCCTCTTGGATTGGCTCTGGGGCTTGTGGTGTAGTTTGCTGAGGTTCTGGAGCAACTGCCTGAAGTTGTTCAACTTGCGGTTGTGGTGCCTGTTGTTGACCAACAAAGATATGAGCGATTCCTGCGTAATTGAACGGCATTTCATCTGGCAAACCGTGACGATTTTTGGCATCCCAAGCTGGTCGATGATTGGTATACATCACACGTTCACCGCCCTGAGCTTTCTTTTTGCCGTTATCAGTCGTCATGACTAAGGTTTTGTAGTTTGCAAACAGAACCATGTCTGCCCATTCTTTGACAAGCGGTGCCGTTTTAGAACCTGTCTTTTGGCCAAGTTTCAATTCGTATCGGTCATAGGAACCCATCTCGTCTGGCTGTTCAAACTTCTTGATTTGAGCGTGTGCAGTCAATACTACATTGATACCCATATCAACTAGATCAGATAATGCATTTAAGAAACGCCCCATTTCTTCCTGGACATAAGTATAGCCCTTGCCCCATCCGAAATCTTCAATCCCTTGTTTTCCATGTTGTGAGCATACGTGGGTTACTGCCAATTGTTCTGCCCAGTCAACCGTATCAACAATGAGTGTTTTACACTCTGTTGAGTTTGCCTTGATAAAAGCAATCTCATTGACTAACATGGTCCAGCTTGTTGGCTTGTCGAGTCGTGCCACATCCATGTTATCTGTTGAACCTTCCGTGTCGATAAAGACAGGCTCTGGAAATTGACTAGCAAAGCTAGACTTTCCAATTCCTTCCGGACCGTAGATAACTACCTTTTGAGCTCGCGCCCGTTTTCCTCTTGTGATTTGCATTATTTGTCCTCTCTTTCAATTAAATTAATCGCTTCGTTAATCATTTCCTGGATATCCCAAGTGACTAATCGACCTTTGTATTCAATAACAGTCGTCAAGCCAGAAAATGAAATGTTGATTTTTTCACCATTTTTGGGATGTACTCCGTCAGCCTGATGAAACCTCATAATCATTGAGTTCTTTTTATGTAATTGTGCAGTAGCCATATTATTCCCCTTTCTAAAATCCTCCTTGCCATGTTGGTGCGACTGTTTCAGCGTCTCCTTGCTGATGTCCTTGCTGAGCGGAACTTTCAAACTTCACAGGTTTAACGCTATACCCGTCTTCAATCAGGATGCTACATTCATCTCCTGTTGATACTCTGGTCGCAATTGCTTGCAGGCCTTCTTGATCGAGCCATGCTCCAAACTCTTGCAAAGTTAGCTGATCCATTTGTTCCAACTTATCAATCAGTACGAATCCGCATTCTGGTTTCAATTTACGCACGATTGCAGTTGCTACTTGTAATTGTTGACTACCTGACATGTTGTCCCATCGTTGGCCGAGGTAGAGCAATTCGCCATCATCCACTGACAAGCCAGGCAACGGCAAGTCTGCGTTAGTGAGCAAGTCTGTCTTCTGCTTACGGATATCAGCAATCACATTGTCAAGTTCTTTGTATTGCTCGCGATAGCCTTTGGCATCTTCTTCGGCTTTATCTTTGTCAAGATTAGCACGAACTTTACGATTGATTTCGTCAATCTCTGCGATGTTGTTTTCGATTTCTTCAGTAGATTCATCGATAAGTTCCATGGCATCTGTATTCGCGATAGCCAAATCTTGAGCCAACTGACTTTCTTTTTCTTTGGCATCGGCCAGCAATTGCTCCAATCGTTCAACCTCTGCAGTTGCTGAAGCATGTTGATTTTGGATAGCCACTAAGTTTTGACGTTTACGGGCGTTCTCCCCGTTTTTCGCAAGGATAGCTTGTTGTTGTTGGATAAGTTCAGCGATAGAGACTAGCTCTTTCGGTGCATCTGGGTAGTAAGGTTGCTCTTTAGCAAATTTTTCTTTTTGGTCAGCAATCACACCGATTGCATGGCGTTCGTCATATTTTGCCTTTTCCTGCATTTCCAATTCAACCAACTGCGGGCCCACTCCGATGATTTGCAATAAAGTTTTTGCTTTTTCTTTGCTAGTCTGCTCCATGAATTTTGGCAAGTTGATGGCCAATTCTTCTACGAAGCTATCAAGCAAGTTTTGACCAGCCTTGTTACCACTCGGGTCAATGACCTTGAGAGTGCTATTCTTCCCGCTGCGTTCTACAATCAATCCGTTTGATAGTGTGATTTTTAAACTAGGCGGAATTGTACTTCCTTCGCGTTGTGCTTGGCTAGGCTTGTACTTGTTGCCACCTAGAGCCCAAGCAATCGCGTCTAATACGCTTGTTTTGCCTTGATTGTTGTTACCACCGACGATTGTCAAGCCTTTTGTTGACGGCTCTAATTTAACCGCTTTAACGCGCTTAACGTTTTCGATTTCCAGTTTATTGATTGTTACCATTTTATGCTCCTTGTTTTTGTTTCTTCGATAGTCCAACAGGTGGTTGGTTATCGTATGTGAATTGACGGTCGCAGTTGCGAATGTTTTGTCGTGCGATGTTGTTGAATTGCTTTCTACCTTGCTGGTAGACTTCAATAATCATCTTGTCATGTTCTTGCTGCTTATGCATCTTATCTTTTGCTTTTTGTTCACCGTATGCAATCAGTGTAAATACAATGAACAAACTAATCATATTTGTTGCAATTCCAAGAAGTTGGCTTAAAATGTTAGGTTCTGTCATGTTTTATACCTCTAATGTTCTACTTTCCAAATTCGACAACGGGATTCCACTCCAGACGAAGCCTCGTCTTTGTATACCCAGTCATTACCATACGCGCCCGTAGCTTCATACGAAGTTGACTTCAAATAAGCAATAGCTTCTTCTTTCGTCTCGAAAGCCGTAGCTGAATAATCTTGCTCACCAACAGGTAAAAAGTCTCTTCCAATAATACTGAATTCATCTTCCCTTGTTTTAATATTTTTGACATAGATTGATATGATATACATTTCTATACCTCTAAAAGTTTTTCTAAGTCAGCGATGCGCTGATAAAGTATTTGGTTTTCTTCTTGTGCTGCAATCAATTCTTGGTTTAAGTCCAACGCAACCAATCTCCAGTCGGTGTTGACTTCGATTTTTGTTGTGTTGAAAAACCATTTTGTGATTTTGTTTAATAGTTTCATGTTAAAACTCCCAATTGTTTTTCTTTTTTTAGATTTTCTAGCATTTCTGCCAGAGTTTCTTTTTTAGTTCGGTAACGATTTCTGCTTTTCCATTTCACGAAAAGTCGAAAACCTTCGTAATTGACGAATACAATTTTATGTGTTGGATTATCAATAAATTGTTTAAAATCTGGATGACCTCGCATTTCAGTAGCCCAAATTTTAGCAGTACCAACCGTGAGACCTTCCCACATCTGACAAAGATGTGTATAATCTCCATGAGTCGCTTTTTCATTTATTCCAACTGGCTTGTAAGTAATTTCTGCTTTAGGCATGGATTTTCCTCTCTTTCTGTGTTATACTTTAAGTGAATATTTTGGTAAGCGCCTGACTTTTGTTAGGTGCTTTTTTGTTTAGGAATTTTACTTTCCATCGCCCTGAGTTCAATCTCATGGCTAACTTGTTTTAATAGCTTCTCACACGCTATTTTAGCTTCTCTGTATGTTGTGTGCTCACTGATAAAGTAATCAGCTAATTCTATGATTTTATCCTCCATTCAACCTCCTATATCAGTCTTGAGACCGATGTGATTCCTCCTTGATTTGATATAATAACTTATGACTAGGACCTCTCACTGTTTTAGTCAAAATCTAAACAGAAAGAAATCATTATCATGGACCCTAACCAATTCAAAGACTTTCTTCCTCTTGTTACAGGATTTTTAGGAGGAGCTACTTCAGCCGGTGTATTCGCTGGACCTATTCAAACTTTGCAAGATTGGTGGTATATCAATTATGGACACGATGTTTCTAATCAAGCAGCATTATTGCGTGCAAAAAACGAAATCGATGTTGAGAATCTCAGAAATAGCACACTTCAACAAGTGGCAGCTATCCCACCAGAGAATGTCCAAGAACCACCTCTAAAAATATTAGGTCCTGCATTGGAAGCATCTAAGTATTATATTGAGGAAGAAGAGCTGCGCTCTATGTTCGCGAAAATACTAGCAAGTTCGTTCGACGATCGAAAGAACTCGATTATACACCCGTCTTTCGTTGAAATTATCAAGCAACTAGATATCACAGATGCTCTGATTCTCCAATCCTTAAAAGAACAGGGCTACGCAACAGACTCCCCAATTCCTTGCATGAAAGCCGTAGAAAAATCCGATATAGGAACTAAAACAATATTCCCAATCATATACTTTATAGATGGTTCTGAAGGAATTGATGAACTCGCCCCTTCTTTAACGAACTTAGAACGACTAGGTCTCTTAAAAATTAAAAACGATACATATTCTACGGACGATTCAAATTATGATTTCATTAGAAATAACTCCGTTGTTCAATATCTTCTTCGAGAATTTCCAAAATTTAGTCTTAGAAAAATGTGTTTTTCTATCACTCCTCTAGGGAAGAATTTTTTGGAAGTTTGCTTATAATGTCTTCGGCAAATTTCTTAACACTTGATGTTTCAAAGTCCATATATTTTTTGTACAGTTCATTCACTTTATAAATGTGGTAATGCATCATAACATATGTCACAATTAAAGATGTTAGAACTGATATAATGAATGTTTCCATTGCTACTCCTTACAATTTGATTGCTAGTAAATTCTCAAGATAACTAGTGTTTCTTAAAACTTTTTCAACTAATTCATGGCCTGCCTTTATTAAGGTATGGCCTTTTTTCCACTATACGGATATCGGTTTGGTTTCATAGTATTCCTTTCTAATGTGGTATAATCAAAATAAAAACGAGGTAATTCTGATGAAATTAAATCCTGATTGTATTCGTGACCTATTGCTTGATGTCGAAGCAAAATCTACATTCGATAACGTTGTGATCTACAACGAAGAAACGGACGAACCTTTGTTTGATAAATACGGAGTAGACACGGTTTTTTATCATATTCGTCAAGCAGACTACGCAGGATTTTTTATTGGAGAAGTAACTTATACTTTTGACTTATCCGCAATTATTATTGACTTATCTCCAGAAGCACACGAGTTCCTAGCTAACATTAGACAAGATACAAATTGGAATAAGACTAAAAGCATAGCTTCAAAAGTGGGCTCGTTTTCATTGAATGTTTTAAAAGACATCTCAGTAGGAGTCGTTTCAAAAGTTATTTCAGACCAATTCAACAAGTAAAGTAATTTTTAATTCAGAAAATCTTGTCGTTGTTTCTAGATTTCTCAATTCATAATTTTTTACCCCTGTTAATTCTTTGGAATCCAAAATCAATTTATTGTCACGTAAGGACAATTTACTTACCCGTGGCCTTGCTGTACTTCTTTTAGTAATATACGGCCAATGTTTCGGTCTTGACATATATCTTCCTCCTTTCTTTTGTCGCACTTATGCGACTGTTTCGCTAAAAAAAATGGACATAGCTTCATCTTTTGAAAGATTGAGAGCTGATACAATCAGGTTCACTTCTTTAATTGAGAAGTTGCCATTTTGTTTCATCTTACGGTAAAACGTGCTTTTGTCAATACCAATGGTTGTTGCAAGTTCTTCTTGCGTGGTATTTCGTTCAACAATTTTACCTTTTAACTTCGATACATTTACCATATATTCTCCTTTCTTTTGTCGCACTTATGCGACTTGTTGAATTAAGTATAACACCTTAAAAAGTAAATGTCAACAAAAAAATCGCATTTTTGAAACTTTTTTTTATTGCATTTTTGGAACTAAAAGTGTAAAATTAAAGTGTAATATATAGGAGGAAAAAATCATGAACGTTGGAGAAAAAATAAAATTAAGGAGAAAAGAATTAAAAATCTCTGCTGACGATTTAGCGGATTATGTAGGTGTATCACGATCTACTATTTTTCGTTATGAAAAAGGCGATATAGAAAAAGTAGGCCCTGAAGTTTTGAAAAAGATTGCTGATAAGTTGCGCATTTCTCCCGCTGAACTTATGGGTTGGAGTGATGAATCTTCAGTAAAACCAAAAACATATACAGATTTAGATCTACGTAAAATGGCTGAAAATGCTAAAACTTTCGATGGCAAACCATTAAATGAAGAAGACATTGAAGCTATTCAAAATATTATTGAGATATATCTCAAAGGAAGACAATGAGTATTGAAGATATTTGCAAAAAATACGGTGTCAAGATTGAGTACTTCGATAAAGACTTATGGAATCGGAACGGCATCTATATTGACGAAATCAAAGTAGTATTCGTCAGCAAAGACCTTAGTCCAGATAAGCAAAAGCAAGTAATTCTTCATGAACTTGGTCACATAGGCCAAACTGAGAATGAATACCAAAATGCACTTATAAGATGCGAAAATGAGGCCAATCGGAACATGATCCACCATCTCATGGTGGATGCATTAGAAGAATTAGATGATCCGTCAGATTTTAATTATCTTGACTTCATGAAATATTATAATTTAAAAACCACTACTGATGAAGTAATGGTCATGGAAGAATATCAAAGTTTACTTAAAAATTTTATTGGAGGTTAATATGAAATTTTGTCCAGAATGTGGTAACCCAGTAGAGGGCTATAAATTTTGTCCAAATTGCGGTTATTCCATCTCTAACCAAGAACAGACTGAACAATCTCAGCCAGTCGATAAGCCAGCTTCTCCATCTCTTGCCCCACGAAGTAGAAAAACGGACAAAGTCGGTCCACTTGAGATTGATAGATATAATCGTACCTATCGTATCCATGGAGCTCGCAAAGCAAAAGGTTCGTCTGGAATGGTCGCAGGAGCCGTAAAAGTCGGCCTTGCAATGGGAACAGGCGGTTTGTCTTTGATACCATCTTTAATTAAAAAAGATAAAAATGACACTGATTGGTATTCATTCGAGGATTTAGTATCGTATGAATTGATTGTAAATAATCAGACTGTTGTTTCGGGTGGTGTTGGTCAAGCTTTGGTTGCAGGCGCTATGTTTGGACCTATTGGAGCAGTTGCAGGTGGTATCGTATCCAAACGAAAATCAACCTCTAAAATTCTAAACATGACCGTCCGTGTGACCTCGAACGACTTCAATAAACCGGTCATATTTATCGACTTGATTAGAAAGCCGGTAAAGAACACTTCGAAAGAATACAAGGAAGCAGTCGAAAACGCACAACGCATCATGGGAGCCTTGGACGTTATCGTTCATAATTCGTAAACAAAAAAGCCCCACGCTCTCAAAAACTTTGGCGAGTCTGAGCGTGAGGCAACAGTATAGTAAAAGGTATTAAAAAACCCTCTTTACTATACCCATTTTATCAAGAAATGAGGTGAAAAGCAAATGTGGATGGAAGAATTACCAAATGGAAAATATAAATTTTTTGAACGGTATAAAGACCCTTATACTGAAAAATTGAAGAGGGTATCTGTAACGCTTAGTTCTGGAACAGCCAGAGCAAAGAAGGAAGCTCAAAAACTACTGGATGAACGTATAGAAGAAACTTTACAGAATTTACAATCAACAGATGTGACTTATCTACACGTTTTAGATGAATGGTGGACATTTTACCAGAAAGAAATCAAAGGTAGTTCTATCAGCTCTCTTACTAGCAGCGTGAATGATTTTAAAGAAGCATTCGATACAGAAATTAAAGTTAAGAATATAGACACTAAATATATCCAGCGGTTCTTAAACGATCTAGATATTTCTCGTTCAAAACTAGAGCGCTATAAAATGATTTTAAATCTATCTCTTGATTATGCAGTCAATCTTGAATATATCAAAGACAACCCAGCAAGACGGGCAAAACTTCCAAAACAAATAAAAACAATCGAAGAGTTAGAAAAGACAGAAAAGAAATTTTTGGAAGAGGATGAACTAAAAAGATTATTAGAAGAATTGTACAGAACAAATAATACATATAGACTGGGTTTGCTTGCAGAATTCATGTCATACAATGGCTGTCGAATAGGTGAAGCTATTGCTATCAAACAAGAAAATATTGATTTTAATAACAAGACAGTAAAAATACATGGCACTTTGGATAAGACAGTAGGGTATTCAAAAGGTCATAAAACGACTACTAAAACAGCTGCAAGCTTCAGAACTGTTTCTTTATCAAAGAGAGAAATTGAAATTTTAAAAGAGTTTATCTCAATAAATGAACTTTCAAAAAACACTCGAAAAATATTCAATGACCTTGGATTTATCTTTGTTACCAAAAACGGTATACCAATCCAAAATAATTCTTTCAACTTAGCAATCCAGAAAGCAAATAAACGTTTAAAAAAACCAATCGACAAACATCTTACCTCGCATATCTTCAGACATACTCTTGTTAGTAGATTGGCAGAAAACAATGTGCCTCTAAAAGCAATCATGGCAAGAGTTGGTCATTCTGATTCTCGAACAACCAATAAAATCTACACACACGTTACTAAAAAGATGGATGATAATATCCTAGACTTGCTCGATTCTTTATAGTTTGCCCCTTATTTGCCCCCTATACACAAAAAAAGCCTGTCACACAAGCTCAAATGCTTGATATGACAGACTTTTTATAAAATCATTATTTAACGGCTTCTTTAAGAGCTTTACCAGCTTTGAATGCTGGAACTTTAGAAGCTTTGATTTTGATTTCTTTACCAGTTTGTGGGTT